ATAAATCTTGCAAAAAGGCGGACGACAACATATTGGCAGAAAAAAATATTATTAACGTCAACGCCAACGATACGAGGTGCATCACGAATTGAGAGTGCATTCGAAAAATCGGATCAAAGATTTTTTAATATTAATTGCCATAAATGCAATGAACCACAAATTTTGAAATGGTCACAAGTTCGATGGGAGAAAGACAAACCAGAAACAGCAAAATATCATTGTGAAAAATGCGATATTGAATGGAGTGATATTCAAAGAAAATCAGCTATTAAAACGGGTCAATGGATTGCTACAAAACCTTTCAACGGCGTTGCAGGATTTCATTTGTCAGGATTATATAGTTCGTGGTTGGACATGGCGGAAATTGCAAATATTTTTTTGGATGCTAAACATACGGGTCAGGAAAGTTTGCGAGTTTTCGTTAATACCATTTTGGGCGAAAGTTGGGAAGATGAGGACGGCGAAGGTATTGAAATTAACGATATTATGTCACGTTCTAAAAAATTCAATTCTGTTATTCCTTCGAAAGATATTGGGGTCTTATGTGCTTCAGCAGACGTACAGGCGGATCGCGTGGAAATTCTTATTAACGGCTATTCTTCGAATCAAATATATGTTATTGCATTTCAAATCATCTACGGCAATCCAACTTCTAAAGATTTATGGGATCAAGTTGAATCGTATATTCGTCAAACATTTGAACATCCATCGGGGAAAACTTTACGAATAACTAGAACGTTTATTGATAGTGGTTACGAAACTGGAGCGGTTTATCAATTTTGTAAAACCCATGAATCAATCGGCGTTTCTGCAATTAAAGGCGTCGGAGGTGAAAATAGAGCCGAAGTAGGAAGGCCATCAAAATCAAATTCGGTTCGATGTAATGTTTTCCCTTTGGGAGTCAATACTTTAAAAACGCAAATAATGTCTAGGCTTAGAGTAAGTGACGAAGGCCAAGCGGGGTATATTCATTTCCCCGATTTTTTAGATGAAGAATTTTTTCTTCAATTGACAGCGGAGAGATTAATTAAAAAATATTCAAAAGGAATTCCAAGAATGCAATTCAAAAAAGTTCGTTCCAGAAATGAAGCATTAGATCTGATGACATATAACTTAGGAGCATTTCGATCATTGAATGCAAATATGCCGTTGATACAGAAAAAATTATCAGAAGTTCGAGAAAAAAAAGAAGATCATAAAAAAATTAAAAAATCGTCATGGGCTACAAATTGGCGAAATTCGAGTTTTTAAATCGCCGTATAACGAAAGATAACTAATTAACACAACCTTAGACATAGGTCAAAATTTTATTTGTACATACTAATTTACATTTTTTCGATGCACAGCTCCTGGACAAAGATAATATCCAGAAATTATTAACTTTTTTTTATTAGCATATACTAAACGCTTATGGCAAGTTTATTTGATTCAACAAATTATCCAACATCTGAACCAGAAGTTTTAATAATCGGTGATAGGTGGGTTTGGAAGCGTACCGATTTAGGGACGGATTATGCACCAAGCTCACACGCTTTAAATTACAACGCTCGATTATTAGGTACAGGGACGACAACTTTTTCAATAACAGCTTCAGAAAGTGGAACAGATTACATTGTCGAAGTCGCAAGTTCTTCCACTTCTTCTCGGAGCGTTGGCGTTTATGTTTGGGCGATGTATATAACTAGGTCTTCAGATTCGGAACGTTTTCAATTAGATTCGGGAAAATTTGAACTTAAAAATAATTTAGCTACTTCTGAAGCAGATCAACGAAGTCATGCAAAAATTATGGTTGATAAATTGGAAGATAGTATGGAATCGCTTGCAGATAAATTATCAACCGCATATTCAATAGCCGATCGATCAAACACATTAAGGTCAATGGAAGAAGTAAGAACACAATTAGATTTTTATCGGGCAAAATATGATCGTGAAATTTACAAAGATCGGGCAAAGTCTGGAAAACTTACAGGACAAAACATTTTAGTGAGATTCTAACATGGCGTGGTATAACCCGTTTTCGTGGCGGACAACTCAAAAACAGAAACCATATAGACGAAGCTATGCGGGTGCGGGGTCTGGTCGTTTATTATCAAATTTTATTGGTAATTCAACATCAGCCGATAAAGAAATTCGTCCCGCATTAAGAAAGTTAAGAGATCGATGCAGACAACTCGCAAGAAACGAACCTATTGCATCAAAAGCATTACAAATTTATCGAACACAAGTCGTCGGAGATAAAGGGTTACATTTACAAGTTCGAGCCAGAAATATTCCAACAAAAGGCCAAATAAAAGGTGATCTTGATATTGTTGGAAACGATATTATGGAACGGCTCTGGAAAGAATGGATTGAAAAAGGAGTTTGTGAAATTACACATAGGCATTCATGGCGTGACGCTCAAGAATTGGTAATAGAAGGATTAGTTAGAGATGGCGAAGTTTTAGTTAAACATATTAAAAATGCTGATAATAAATTCGGGTATTCTTTACAGTTTTTAGAACCAGATTATTTAGATGAAGAATATAACACGGTTTTGTCTAATGGAAATCGTGTAGTTATGGGTGTTGAATTAAATAAAATTAACCGTCCCGTTGCTTATTATTTATTTGATGGCGTACATCCTTATGACGAAGTTGGTAAAACTTCAGGAAGAACAAGAATTCCTGCAACTGATATTTTGCATATTTATAGGCCAGAAAGGTCACAGCAAACACGGGGTGTTCCTTTATTTTCTTCAGTATTAGACAAAGTACATCAGCTAAATGGATATTCAGAAGCCGAATTAGTTTCCGCGAGATTAGGTGCATCAAGATCATTATATTTAAAAACACAAGACGGTGTAGGTTATAGCGGGGATGACTTCGAGGATGGTATAGCACCGATTATGGATGCAGGAGAGCCAGGAAGCATCGCTCAACTTCCCGCAGGAGTGGACATTGTTTCACCGTCGATGGATCATCCTAATGCACAATTTGGCGAATTCTACAAATCTATTTTAAGAAGTATTGCAACGGGTCTTGGTTTAGATTATGTGACTTTATCTTCAAACCTTGAATCAGTTAGTTATTCTTCGATTCGATCTGGAACGATTGAAAGCCGTGATAATTATCGAATGTATCAAAGATTCTTAATCGAACATTTTGCGCTTCCAGTTTTTAAAGAATGGCTAAATATAGGAATTACAAAAGGGGCGATTCCGTTTCCTATGGAAAGATTTTCTAAGTTTGCAAATTCCGCCATTTTTAGACCTAGAGGTTATCAATGGGTTGATCCACAAAAGGAAGTTAATTCCGCCGTTCAAGCTCTCCAAAACGGCTTACTTTCTTTTTCAGATGTCAGCCAACAAATAAACGGTAGGGATGTTGAAGAAACTTTTTCAACTCTGCAAGCAGATTTAGAAATGGCGGATCGATATAATTTAAAAATAAATCTTGAACCATTGGGAGCAAAACTCCCCGCACAACCAGAGGTAAACAATGACGAAACAGAATAAAAATATTGAAAAAAAATTAGAAACCCGAACCTTCGCATTAGATTTTGAACGTGCTAAAGGCGAAGACGATAGACGGGTTTCATTATCATTTGCATCAGAAGAACCAGTTTTGAGGGATTTTGGATGGGAGATTTTATCTCACGAAAAAGAAGATATTGATTTTGAATTTATAGATTCGGGTCGTAGTCCATTATTATTAAACCATGATCCAGAAGTGCAAATAGGAGTCGTTGAATCAGCTAATTTAGATGCAACAGATAGGAAGTCCCGATCGGTTGTTCGCTTTGGAAAAAGCGAGCTTGCTTCTGAAATTTGGCAGGATGTAAACGATAAAATTCGCACAAATATTAGCGTCGGTTATAGAGTCACAGATTTAAAAAAGGCCGATGAACAACGAGATGGCGTAGATGTTTTTAGAGCGTCTTGGTCGCCAAAAGAAATTTCGGTAGTCTCTGTTCCTGCGGATACTCAAGTTGGAATCGGACGAGCCGAAGAAAAGCAAACATTAACCATAAAGGATAAAGACATGGAAACAAAAGAAAAAGCAGAAATAGTAGCGGAAACGCCTAGCGTTAATGCCGATAAAATTAGGCAGGATGCACTAGCGGAACGCTCAAAAGAAATTAAAGAAATGCAAGCATTGGGAGTTCGCCACAATATGCGAGACTTCGCCGACGAATGTGTTCATAAAGGAACATCATTAGTAGATTTTAGAGAAGCGATGCTTGATAAAATCGAAACAAAACCATTAACGGCGGTTGAAGATCCCGTCGATATTAAGCCAAAAGAAGCACAAAGATATTCTTTCTTGAGAGCGTTAAATTGTGCAAGTCGTGGCGATTGGACTGGCGGTGGATTTGAAGCGGAAATGTCACAAGAAATGGCGCATAAGTCAGGAAGACAACCGCAAGGTTTCTACGTTCCTGACTATGCTTGGCGGAATGAATTCTATTCAGGTAAACGTGAATTGACCGTTGGAACAGATGCTTCGGGAGGATATTTCGCACCGTCTGCACAACTAGGTTCAGAGTGGATTGGTGCATTACGGGGAAAAATGATATTAGCTGAACTTGGAATGCGAACCATGTCAGGTTTAACGACTAAAGTTCAAATTCCTAAAGTCTCCGCAGGAGCAGCAGCAGCTTTTGTGGCGGAGTCAGGTGCGGTTTCTGATCAAACTGCAACAACTGCACAATTGACACTTTCCGCAAAAACTTTAGGGGCGAGATCTTCTGTAAGTAGGCTTTTATTGCTTGAAAGTGATCCATCCATTGAACAAATCGTTCGTGATGATCTTGTGAATGCAATCGCTTCCAAGATACAGGATGTGGCTATTGAGGGTGACGCTTCCAATGAACCAACTGGCGTAACTAAAACGTCTGGAATTGGATCAATAGCAATCGGCACTAATGGAGGTGCGCCAACATGGGCTTCCGTAACTGGTCTTGTTAAAGAAGTTGAAATTGACAATGCCAATCTTAATGAAGCAACTTGCGGGTTTGTAACTAATCCTAAAGTTAAATCAAAATTGGCTAATACGGCAAGGGTCTCATCAACAGATTCTGTTATGATTCTGAACACTCCATATAATGAATTATATGGTTATCCAATTCGTTTCACAACGGATTGTCCAAGTGATTTGACGAAAGGTTCAACTAGCGGATCTTGTTCAGCAATAATTTATGGTGATTGGTCTCAATTGATCATGGCTTCATGGGGGAATTCACCAGATATTCTAGTCGATCCATATTCAAGTTCAACGGATGGGACTGTTCAGATAATCGTGTTTAGTGAGATTGATCTTGCTGTACGTCATGCACAATCCTTTAGTGCTTGCTTGGATTATACAACGTAATATGAAAATCAAGATTAAACAATCTTGCGGAATAAAAGGCGCTCACGTTGAAGCGGGAGCGTCTATCGAAATAGAAGATCATATCGCAAGAGATTTAATTGCAATGGGAAAAGCCGTTAAACATAGCGGTGATTCTCAAGAAAAGAAACAAAATAAAAAAGGTAAATAGCTATGCGAATTTTAGTTCTTGAAGATGCTAAATTTGACGGTCGAAACTGGAAGAAGGGGTCAATAGCCATTCTAGGGTCAGACTTAGCGAAAAAATTTGTTGAAACTGGTAATGCAAGTTATGAAGACACGAATCGAAGCGTGGGATTGAAACGATCACACGTTCCCGATCCGATTGAACGCATAATAGCATCGCCAGTTAAACAAAAAAAATCTAAAAAGGCTAAAAAATAATGGCTGTTGAAACTGACGAAATGCGACTTGAATTTTTGCAAGATTTCGGAAGTTCAAGTTGCACTTATACCGATACATCGGCAAGTTCTACAGCGACGGTAACGGCTATGCTATCTAAAGGGTATTTTGCAGATAACATAGGCGATACTACCGTTGAAAGTAGCGAACCGATTGCATTCGTTAGATCGTCAGATGTTCCAAACGTTGTTCAAGGTGACACTTTAAGAATAGATGGAACAACTTACACAATAGTTGAAGTCAAGCCTAATGAAGGGATGACTGAATTACGATTAAGAACTTAGAATGGCTCATTTAAGACAACAAATAAGGGAAAGAATTGCGACACTCTGTACGGGATTATCTACAACTGGAAGTAATGTTTTTCAGTCAAGATTATACCCAATCGAAGATAGTTCGCTCCCATGTTTGTTAATTTATACAACGAGTGAAGATTCAGAAGTTGCGGAAATGGCTTCGCCACGTCCAATGCAACGATCTTTAAGCGTTGTTATACAGGGCGTTTATTCAGCTACACAACCAGACGATAATTTAGACACTATTGCAAAAGAAGTCGAAGTCGTCATGGCGGGTGATGTGGATATTAATTCTCTGGCAAGTTCGAGCTATTTACAAAGTACAGAAATCGAAGTTAATGCCGATGGTAAAAAGCCAATCGGTGTTATTCGTTTAACTTATATTGTCGATTATAGAAATGTCGATAATGATCCAGAATCAGCAATTTAAGGAGTAAAAAAAATGGCAACATACAAGGGACAAGATGGCGTATTCCAAGCCATTACAAGCGGTGGGACGCTCGCTTCTGTTAGTAACCTAAAATCGTGGTCGATAGAAACGTCAACAGACAGCATTGAGACAACGACTATGGGCTTATCCGCAAAAACTTTTACAACGGGCATAACGTCTTGGACGTGTTCAGCCGAAGTATTATACGATTTGGCTGATGCGGCTCAAGCTGATTTAGTTGTCGGTGAAAGCGTAGATATAAAGATTTGGCCTAATACGACCAGTCAAGCGGAATCTTTTGCAGGGTCGGGAATTGTGACAAGCACATCGCAAAGCGGTTCGCTCGGTGATATGGTCGGATCATCGATAACGGTTCAAGGTACAGGCGCGTTGACGGTTGTCGCATGA